ACCTGACGAACCACTAACTTTAAATCCAGCACCAGTTACGTAGCCATCTTCGTCAATTGTTACAACGTCTGTGCTTCCAAAATTAAAAGCAAGAAAGGTATATGTTGGATCTCCTTGACTTGGTTGGTGTGCGGAAGCAATAGTAACCTTACCGTTGTATTCTAATCTAGGAACATTAATCTCAGTAGATGTTATATCGCCAACAGATATACTATTTGTAGTTGTGTTACCTCTTCCAGTTACCGTAGCAAGAGTGTCAGCCTCTGTAAAAGTAGGATAAGAATCAGCGACCCATAAACCACTTGAGGTATTATATATTAAAATATCATTATTACTAGGACTTAAATTACCTACATCATTAAGATCAGATAATTCAGAAGAAGTAGTTAAGAAACTGTGAGTAAAATTAACCCACTCACTTCCATTATATTTTAATAGATCGCCAGAGGCGAGACTAGTGATTGTTACATCGTTAAGGTCATTAATTCCCTCAACATTTGATGATCCTACTGTAATCCATTGAACATTTGAACCAGTAGTAGATAATACTTGTCCTGAAGTACCAGAGCTATTTCCTCCATCAAGGACTTTTCCATCTAGGCCAATAGCCCCAACAAAAACTTTTTTACCCCTAATGAATTGATTTCCTAATGTCCTGACAAAGGTTGAGAGATTCTCCATTGAAGGCTATTTAATTTTTATTTTATTCGCACTCGTTTATTGTTGGTTGAGTCGGGTAAAAAACTGAATTGTTATAAACGTCATTTTCGTTAAACAAATCATTATCACTCTCTTGCGCTTTTGCAAGTAATGTAGTATCACCCTTAATGTAATTTACAACTCTTTTGTTTATATATTGAATCTTAGAATCAATAGCGTTAGTAATAGAATCTAATGAATAACTATCAGTAGACTTCTCTTCATTTTTTGTTTTAGCTACCGCACTACGTAAGAAGGTAGCAGATGCTTTAACAGAGTACAGACACAAGCTGTACTTAACTAATTTAAATAAATCAAGCTCAGTTGCAGTTAAGTTTTCATCAAACACTTTCTGCTCCAGGTCCTCATATAAAGTTGTTCCTAATAAGTCTTGAATTGAAGTTACCTGCTCTAATGTAATAATAGATAAAAGAGCTTCTCTATCCATACGCTTAGGTAATGGGTAGTTTTGGTATATGTAGTTGTCATCAATAAAAATTACTTTAACCATTTTCTGTAGGTATATCAGTTGTGTTAGCTCCTTTTATGGATTCTAAATTAATTTCTTCTTCTACGACTGCTAATCCAATTTTATTGTAATTAACAGTAGTTAAAATGCGTGTTACGGCATCCATAAGTAAGTGGCGGTTTGGAAGTGTTTCCGTAGCTCTAAAAATCTGGTATGCTGTTACAAGTTCATTACCTGTGCCACCTAGCTTACCAGCCACCATAACACCGAAAAGAGTTGGCGATGTTACGTTATGTGCAGTGAGTATTTTAGCATCGTTTAAACGAGACAATATGTCTACAGTCTTATCGAGATTATTAACATCCAAAGTCTTGAAGTCTGGAGCTTCGTCCTTATTCTTGACCCAAGACACAACAACTGGTTCAGCTTCAGACCCTACGAAAGAAGACTTGAACTTGTTATACTCTTCTCGCTTCTGTTCATTGCTCATATTGCGACCAATAAAGGTAGCTAATACTTTAGGTGTAAAAGAGTTAGCGGCAGAGTTTCGGATGTGTTTACCGAACTCAAAGTCGGCATTGATATAATGAAATGCAGAAACGTAGTTTGGAGTTCCATAAAACTTATTTCCGCTATATGGATTCTTCATATAAAGAACCTGCTCTCTTGACTTGCTAAACTTATCAAATGCTTGATAACGCTTAGGTGTATTGTGTTGCATAGACGTAGCAGCTACACCAAAACGCCTTCTAACTATGTAATGAGTAACCCTACCATCCGTAGGCTCCTCAGCACGAACTCCTTTAATGTCCAAAGAAGACAACTCAACAATCTTATTATGGTCTGCATTCCATTTAATGTAAAAAGCAAAAGCTCCGTGAAGTTCATATTGAAAAGAGGCGTGAACGATCTGACTATATAAGCCTTGAGATTTGCCTGCACAGTTTGTTAAAAAAGCACGTATCTCAGCCTGTTTAGCAGGAGTCTTATAAGCCTCTAAGTTATAAGAAATATCATTTCCTGCAACCATCTTTGCTTTCTTGGTTACAATACCAGAATGTACAGGAGACTGCTTAAACATTTTTTCTAAAACAATAGAAAAATCATCTTGACTACCAAACTTTATGTAATTACCAACCTCTGTTGTTCCTATGTTGTATCGTCCATTTAGAGACTCAACAGATTTCTCAAGAGGATTTGTAGAGACATTTGTCTCAGTAGCTACTACATAAGTGTTAGATGAAAAATATTCTTTTACGTTGCTCCAGACTCCCATACTTTATAATTTACAAGTTACTAATTTTTACTGTACTTGACAACAGCGTATTTACGTTTGAAGAGTTTACGTATTCGTGATCTTTAACATTGCAAAGATACTTAGCGTAATCTCCTCCTGCTCCAGATATAGTTAAATAATATTCTCCTCCATCGACATCTGTATTAACTAGGTCAATGGCTAGTGTGATAAAGTCATAGCAAGCTTGACTTACACTAATGTCAGTAAGTCCAGTAAAATTGTATTCAGATGTTCCAACAATCTTTTCAAGCTTAACATTGTAAGCTTCTACTTGCATATCATACGACCTCACAAATGAGACGTAGTTAACTAATCCATTACTTACTGACTTCATCTATTTTATGTAAAAAAAAAGGGGAGGGAATCCCCCTCCCCCTTTAGTTAAAAAGCTTAACCTTATGCGTTAACCTTGTCCCAGTTAGTTTGATCCAACGTGTAAGACAACACGTTCTCATCACCAACTAAAGTCAATTGAAAACGATTTTTGTCAGTACGAGCGACACCTGATGCGCCATCTACAGTACCAGCATACAATCCGAAATCATAACCAACAATGTGGTAAGTTCCAGCAGCTGTTTCAACAAAAGCAACTAACTCAGCACCTGGACGAGCAATCGTCTCAAGAGCATTACGAAGAGTAGCTCCCATACGAATGAACTCTAACTGAATAGTAGGAACAGAAGAACCAGAACCATCAGCATTAAGAGTTTTTACATCAGTAAAGTTAGAGAAACCATCTTTGTTGTTAAATCCTAAAGTTAGAACATTAACACCATCAGTGTCTAATCCAGTTCCAGAAATAGTTCCAGCTCCAGAAGCAACAGTTAATGATCCATTAGTATTTAAGTCAGCCCTATCAACAAGATAAACAGTTTTTAAACCACCTGTTGATAATTGATCACAAGAGTAAGCAATATCAGCAGTGCTTGAAAAATCTACAGTACAACCCATTTTTTATTTTTTTTTTAAAAAAGAGAGGATTTTACTCCCCTCTAATAGTTATTAATTAGGACTCTCTTGCGTAAACAATCTCTTCACCTTTAAGGTAAGAGAAGCCTAGCTTGAACTGCCCCCATATCTTATCAGAAGACAACTCAGCCTCCCATTTCATATCAATAGCGCGAACGTCATTGTACTCGTCTGTTAACATCAACAGGTTCTCTGGAGCTGAGATGAAAAATGTATTAGCAGCCAAAGAAGGGAAGTGAATAACTTCCATACCGTAGTATGCAGGAATATTTCCTTCAATAACACCTTGAGCAGTAGTTGTGTAAAGACCAGCCATAGCAATTTGATAAGCTTGAATAGCAGCAGTTCCCATAAAGAAAGCTGGCTTCAAGTCTCGATCAGCATCACCATATACAGCAGCCAACATAACAGCACTCATAGTTTCATAAGCACCTTGCATAGCAGCTAAGATGTTAGAAGAGCTAATAGTAGCTTGACCTGTAGCATAATCTAAAACAGCGGCATCACCACTCATTTCAGTAGCTAAACCAGTACCAGCTAATTCTAAAGCCTTTTGTGCAGATAATTTAGCAAAGTAATCAAATACCCAATCCTTAAATTGAGCATCCATACTCTCTTCGTTGTGTTGCCCTTGCTTGAGCAATACAGAACGATAAGTAGACTCAAGAACATTCTTACAGTTCAAGAAAGCCCACTTGTAAGTAGATACAGTCATCTCTTTCTCATTGATAGAGGCAGAAGATTGAGCATCAAACGTACATAGATCAGAACCAAAAGTCAAAGATGCATCAAAGATGGGTACTTGTACTTTGTTCTTAACTCCATCTATAAGACGGAAACGGTCCAGCACTTTTGCACTTTTCACCATTGAGTCGATGAAAAGGTCGGGGGTGCGGTTTCCCCAGTCTAAAGTTGCGACAGTAATTGCCATTTTATTCTAATTTTAATCAATTAATTTAATATACAAAAAATCAATAAAAACGCTTGCCAAAAAACTTGTCAATCATCTTTACCTTGTCCGAAGTGATTCGCTCAAAATTTTGTGTCTTGTCTTCTACTACCTCCTCAGAAGATGCTTCTACACCTTCTTGTTCAGCAGATAAAGCCAATTCAGCTTCTTGAACAGAGTTCTCTTCTGACTCTTCGTTTACAGCAGAAAGTTCTGCCTCCTGATTTTCAATAACTTCAGGTGATTCTTCTGACAAAGAAGCCTCTACAGGCTCTTCTACAGGAGAAACTTCTTCAGCTACTGGAGCAACCTCAGCGGTTGGCTCTTCAGCAGACATATCTTCCGCTACTTCTTTTTGCTCTTGTACTTCTTCAGTATTAGAAAATTTCTCTTGTGTCTCGGACCATAGTTCCATAACAGCAGAGTGATCTTCAGTAACCTTAGATACAATAGCTTCTAACTTGGCAATACGCTCACCAAGTTCTACAGCGAATTTGAAATCCATTTTATTACTCATTTTTTGTTCTACGATATCGGATTTAATCTCAATGGAAAATCCATTAAGTTCATTGGACTTAACATCAGCCCAAAGTTCGTCAGACTCAATTTGAGCCTTAACGAATACAGTTCCAACCGGTAGGTCGAATCCGTATGAGTTACTCTTGTCTTGATCGGCTTCTTTCATCCATATCTCAAGCATTGTTACTTCTTGTGTTTCTAGTTCGTGTTCAATGTTGAAAGAGTTGAACAAGCCATCCTTACTGTACTTGTGCATAATCTGTTCAATAGCATCTTTAGGAAAAACTAGATTATAATCTCCTATAGTAGGAGAACTGCGATATATAGGCATATCGGGAATCATAATAGGACCGACAACCTGTTTCTTTTCTTCGTTTGCAAACTTAAATGAAGGCTTTTTATCTTCTGCTAGAGTTATAAAACCCTCTTCAATGGCTGGTTTATTAACAAGAGATATACGGAACATACCGCTTCCTTCTTTTTCACCAAGCACAACTTTATATAATGGAATGTTACTCATTTTCTGTACTTTTTATTTGATCGTGAGATTCACAAGGCATATACCAGGTCTTACCAT